TAGTTGTTGTAGTCGCTGGAAACCATAACATTTATTAGTCCTCTATCATCAACCCTATCTCCCCGTGTTGGGTAGGGTCCGTGAGAGAACACATTTACAAAACCGCCTCTTGCTTCTATTTGTTCGCCCTTGTCGCCTTGTAGTGGTCGTGATTGAATAATCCACTCAACAGGTTGAGCGAGTGGTGTTCCTATTCCAAAAGTTCCTGTGTCTCTTTCTTTTGACCCAGCCTCGGTTGCTAAAACAACACAATCAGCAGCATTTATTTGGGCTGAAACAATAGACCAACCTTGTCCTAATGTTGAGTTGCTTTGGAATTGTTTTAGGGTCATAGGCAACCAGAATAAAACCTGAAATTGGTTGCTTACATTTAGAAAGTTTCCAAAGGTAGATGGACCTACCGCTCCGTTGTATTCTATTGTTATTTCATTTGGAGCAGTTAGTAGTAAGCGAGAACCAACAGCAGGAGCAGCAGGAGAATAACCAAATCCGTTAGTTGTAATAAGCCTATTTGGATGCCAAATAACATCTAATCTATTGTTTGCTGTGAAATCGTTGTAAGTTGCTACTTGCCAATAATCGTCATCAAAGTTTAGAACAACAGAAATAGAACTTATGCTATTTAGACCATCAGTAGCAACGCCAAACGGAACTAAAAACCAAGGTTGTTCTGGTAAAATCGAATTATGATTTCCATAAATGTTGCCGAAATCTGTTCTTATTCCATCATAAGAAACAACAGGCTTACCTATTGCGAAATAATTTAGTTTGTCTTCAGGGTTTTGTAGAACTCGTAGTGAATTAGCATAGGCTTTTTTGTCTTCGTGGTAAGTTGTGTCGAAATCTAATGCTCCACCTGTTTTCCAACGATAAACATTTACCACTCTTTCTGCTCGATAAACTTGTTGTCCTCCACTAATAGGCATCGCTCCAACACGAATTTCTTGTCGCTGTAAATCAACAATAAATAAGTCATCGCCATTATCAACAAGGGTAAAGTCGTCTGAAAGCAAAGAACCTTCTGTTATGTAGTGGGTTTCTTCACCACCTCTGTCTCCTTCTGCGGTTCCTCTAAAAGACCAACTCCAAGTAGAGAACATCCTTTTACCATCAATAACAAAAGCAAACTTTTGCTCGGGTAAAACAATAAAGACAAGTTGTTCTAATGGGTTTTTAGCAAAGTGAAGATTACCAAGTTGTTTCCAATCTAACTTTATTTTTGACTGAAATTGTAATGCTCCGCTGCTTGTGTAGCCATTAGGAGTTTGTCTGGGGTAATCTGTAAGTGGTGTTTCCAAAAAGCGTCTAAAAATAGGACGGATAGGGTCTGCTATGTCTTCTATTCTTGTTCCATCACTAACATAAACGCCTGTTTCATCACACCAATAAAGTAGGTCTTCTGCTTTTATTTTTGTTCTTGCGTTGAGACAACCCCAGTTGGAGTTCATCTTTATTAGTCGTCCTGCTGTTTGGATTTGTGTTCCAACTGAGGGTTGGTAAAGGTAAGTTTCGGTTTGTGTGAAAACCAAAAGAACACCATTTATTTCGCTTATTCCTGTTATGGTTCCGTCTGTTGGAATTTCTAAAAGGTTGTCGGCAATAATAGCACCGCCGTTGAATTCGTCTGTAAAATAAATTGTTCTTTCATAAGCAAGACATAATCTATTATTTATTGCTGTAATGTCTGTTGGAACTGGAAACTCTGTTTGATTTAGATAAATAAGACCTTCTAAAATGCCTTCACCAGCAGTAGTTTTCTCAATAAAAGAGGCTTCACTCCAACCACATCTACCCATCATTCCACCCATAGTGTAGTTGTAGGCACCTAAAAGGGTAGTTTCTACTTGTGTGTCTGGGGGAGCATCAAAAACTATTGGTCTGTAAGCATAAAGTCCAAGCAGATTTGTTCCAAAATAAATAGTGTCGCCTGATGTTGGTGAATTTAGTTCAGCCCAATAAAAGTGTTCGTCTGCGTCAGGGTTTATTGGAAAAACTTTTGTGTTGCTTTGTTGTAGTAAATCCCTATCGTAGAACCCTGTTTGTTGTTCCATAGGGATTATGTCTTCTACCTCGCTTGTTTTACCACTAATAACTTGTTCGTAATGTCTGTTTGTATCTAAGTCATAAATAGAAACGACATACTGGTAAGAGGCTTCGGCAACAACATCTCTTACCTCGCTGTTTATTACATTTTCGGTGTTTGTTGCTCCGTCTGCTCCGTCTCTGTTTAGAGAAGAGATTGCGGCTATGTGTAATGAAAGAATTTGTTTATTACCATAAGCAGAGGTAAAAGAACAAGAACCTAAATGCTTCACATAGCCGTAATCTTGGGGGGTGATGTTGCCGTTGTAAGAAACCTCGTTGTAGGAGGTGTTGTAGGAATAAATCCTACCGAAACCCTCTCTTATTTTCCAATCATTAGGAATAAGAGAATAAGCATTTTGGATAAAAGCACCTCGTTCTGGGCTGTCGTAAGTAATGCCTACTGGTTGGATTTCTATTGTTTCTGTGTTCGCCATTTAGTTATTTCCTAATAGTAATAAACATCGTGGTCTTCTACAAGAACTCTATTGCTTCCTCGCATTTCTCTACCAAACTGGATGTATTCCATAAATTCATTAGTTCTTTTAGCGAGTTGTGCTTCTGCCGCTTCGGCAAGTGCTCCATCTCTTACAGCATAATTTCTGTAAGCCAAAAGAGCAATAAGGTCGTGATAAGTCACTAAATCATCTGGGTAAGTGTTAGACGAAAGATTGGTCCATAAGGCTGGGTCTTGTTGTTTTATGCCTAGAATTGTTATGTTTCCTTGAATGCTGTCGCTAAATAAGAGTGTTCTATTTGTTAGATAATAGGTAGTAGCAGACAAAAGGTCTGGGACATAAAGGTCGTTTAGAGAACCAGCCCCTCTAAAAATAGAGGTAATGTCTGCTCCACCCAAAGTTCCTGTTTGGATTATTTCAGTTAGGCGAAGCATTCCTGTTCCTGCCTGAAAAGCAGTAGTTCCAAGAATAGAAGGGGGACAGCCTGGAACAATAGGATTACTGGAAAGGTCTAAAACAGATTGTCCGGTCATAGCAATGTTGGCTAAACTTTCACTAAAAGTTTTAGGGTCTGCTTGGGTTGCTATTTCTCTAAACTGGTCGTAAGCAACAGCCAAATAAACTCTAACATCATCATCAGTCAAAAATGTTTTATTTGGTTCATCTACGAATTGTCTAAAAAGACGAGCGATTTGCTGAATAGTCATTTATTATCCCCCTATGCCCCCACTTACCTTTGGATTGATGCCTTTTCTACCATAGGCAGAAATGCCCTCTGCGTCCGCTCTGGGCGCTTCTGTTGCTCTAACAAGGTCTTGTAAGGCTGGGTCTATTTCCTGCTCTTGGCGGCGCTCACCGACGCCTTGGAGTAGTTGTAATTGCCCGCTTTGTGAGTTCATCCCGCCAAGCAGAGTAGCAGCAGCATCTTCATGTGGAATTTCTGGTGGGAACACCTTGTTTCTCTTTGCTTGTTGTAGTGCTTCTGGTGGCTTTCCATAAGAAGAAATAGAGTTGAAAACATCGCTAATGTAATCTTGTTTTTCAGGTGGTAGTTTTTGGAAATCATTTGACTTGATAAAATCACTAAACACCTTTGAGAAAGCATCAAGGTCGTCTGTTGAGTAAATCTCAATTTCAGCACCAATAGCGATTGCCTCAATAAGTTTCTTTGCTTCGTTTGTAGCAGCCATTTTGTCTAAGACACTCGTCATTCCACCTGTCTTGAAACTAATTTCTTTTAGTGCTTCTTCTGGTGAGATTAGACCAAGTTGTAGTAATTCTACTACCTTCGCATCTCTGTCTGGTAGTTCATCACGGAATAGTGAGTTTGCCTCAATAAACACCTCTGGAAAATCAACAATGTCGGTGTCTTTTATTTCGCTGAAAACTGCTCCACCTCTTTGGTCTAACATTCTCATAAATGTTGGTTCGTTGTAGTAATTCTTCATTAGAACCAAAATTGTTTCAGCCATTTTCTTTACGGCAGTTTCTACTGATTGTTGGGTTAGTTGTAGTTGTGAAGCGTCCCCTGCCTGTAAGGCTTCTATGCCTTTACCAGAAACAATGCCTACTGCTCTCTTACCAACAGAGACAGAGTGAATGCCTGAAACATCCATCATTTCAGCCTGAACTCTTTGGATGTTGTCAATAACATAAGCAGGAATAGGTTCGCCTGCTACTTGTTTTGGTTCACCACCAGCAGGGTTGTAATAAACCTTTTCACCAGCGGCATTTGTAATGGCTTGTGGTGAGACACCAGAGGTCTTTGGAATAAGCCACTTGGGGTTAGACATTAGTTCGACATTATCAAGGATTTGATTACGGAACTTATTGTAGGAGTTTTGTAGGTC